GAACAACAATTACAAAGAGCATTAAGTAAATATGGTTCAATAGATCATTTAGGAGGATATAGTCGTGGTGGTGGTATGGCATTACATTTTGGTAATAAATATAATATACCAACTACAACATTTAATCCTCTAATAGGGCCTAACGCAATAGCCAATTCTCATTCAACAACTGCCGACCATACTATTATTCGCACAACAGAAGATCCAACTACTATGGGTTTAGCATTTTCAAGTCCTAATAGTGAATCATGGAAAGTAAAAGCAATTTTACCTCATGGAGATTATAATTCTAATATACCATTAAAAAATGTTTATGACGCACATAGATTAGATAATTTTACAAGACAAGGCCCAAGAAAAGATACAGAAGCAGAAATAACAAAAGCCCATAAGGCACAAAAAGTAGCGGCAGATACACAAGGAGAAAGAATGATGTTAGGTGATATGAGAGAGAGTATTAAAAATGGTGAAAGTTTTAGTGATTATATGTTAAAATATAACCCTGGCGACACACAATCTACACCAGAAGGCCCAAGATTAAAAGGTTTAAGATTTGGTGAAAAATCAAGTTATACGGAAGGTTGGTATAAAGTTGGTGGTAGATTTACAGATGGAGAAGCAAAATATATTAATCAAATAAGAGAAGGTAGTGAAGAACCTACACCACATACAGAACCACCAAAACAACCTAAAAAAAAAATTATGCCCGGCTTTGAAGACCGAGAGCAAGGTATTCTTATTCAACAACCAACAGAAGACCAATTAGATAGAGGAAGGGAAGAATTGGATGAAGGTTTTACTTCAAGAATAGATGCCGAGTTTAGTGATCCAAAATTAAGGGCACCAAGCGACGCAGAAGCGGCTTTAATGAGAGGTATAACTTCTAAACCAAGTGCCTATAATTTAAGTAGTGATGAAATAAAAGAATTTAGCCCAAATGGTGCCAGTGATGAAGAATTGGCAAATAAATTAACAGAAGCAGAACAAAACCATTTTAAAGCACTACAAGATTTAGATGATATTAGTTCGGCCGCAGTAGAACACGCACCAGTAGATAGTGTTGGTAGAAGTTGGAGAAGTGCTAATGCTACTAATCTTGCTATTGGTTATGGTATTGGTTTGGGAGTTCAAGGCTTGGCTAATTTAATCCCGGGCGAGAAAGATTTTGAAAAAACTGCTGGCGGAAGGGCTACTATGGATGTTTCAAAAGGAGCCGCTACTGGTGTAGCACAAGCATTAACAACAAAAGGTTTAGGAGGTTTAACAAGAGGCACTGTGGCCGCTGGTATTGTAGGCAACCCCGAAGATGTAGCAATATTACCAGAATTAGTTGGTGGGGCTGCTGGTTATGTGGCAGGTGATTATGCGAGTGAAGGGGCTGGTAAATTAGCAAAAATGGCAGGGGCTAAAAAAGGCACACAAAAATTGGCAGCAGATGTAGTTGGTGGTGGCGTTGGTGGTGGTGTTGGAGCATTAGCAACAATAGGAACAGCAGTAGCGGCAGACGCATTATTAGGAACTGAATATGGAGCAGTATTAGGGCCAGAAGGAGCGGCCATAGGTGGTTTAATTGGAACTGGTTTAGGTTTAGGAGCCGCAATAAAAGAACAAGGTTTTAAAGGTGTGGCAAAGGATGTAGGAGATATTGAAGGTGGTATAGAATCATTAGAACTTAAAGCAGGCCAAGCAGTAGCAAGTGGCATTAAAAGTATTGGTAAATCTATTGCCTCATGGTTTTAATTATGTTTTTAATATATTTTTTTTTTCTAATATAATAATAGATAAATAAAATTATAAAAAATATTTGATAATAATATAGAATGGAGAAAGACCCATCAATTAATGCCGACAAAATAGAAGAAGTGGCTATCAAGGACGCAGTAGAACCCCAAGTGTTTAAATATGCCTGTGATGATGAGATTGAAGGTGTGCCTTATCCATTACCCAAATCCATATTTAGAATGGCCTGTATAGGCAAAAGTGGTAGTGGTAAGAGCAACCTTATACAAGCATTAACTCAATCCACAGGCAAAAGGAGAATTTACAATAGAAAATTCAGTAATGTATTTATTGTATCTCCATCAGTTCATAGTCAAACTAATAAACCTAAACTACCAGAAGATAGATTTTATACAAGTGTTAAAGATTTAAATACTATTTTTGACCGCATACAAAGTGAAGATGGGATGGAAGGTAGAACATTAATAATTTTAGATGATATTGGTAGTGAGATCAAAAAGGCAGGTGAAGAAACTATTATTCTTAAAAAATTAATGAATAATGGCAGACATATAGGAAGACCTATCATGGACGAAGAAACGGGCGAACAGATTGAAAGTGGAGCCGTTAGTGTTATTATAGCGGCGCAGAAACTTACACAGTTGCCCCCTTACATTCGGCACCAACTCACACACCTTGCCATTTTTGATTGCCGTAATACCAAGAGTGAATTAATAACCTTATATGAAGAATTCTTCTCTACTGAACGGCCTATATTTAATGAAATATTATATAGAGTATTTACTAAACCTTATAATTTCATTTTCGTTGATACAAGAAATAGTGAAATATTTAATGGTTTTAAAAGTAAATTTAATATTAAAAACAAAGTATATTTATAATTTAATTATTTATCGTTTTTTTTTTTAAAATTGATTTTTTTTTTTTTTAATATAAAACCTAAATGCCTATGGAATTAATGCCGATTAAACAATTGAATCTCCATGAAGATGAAATTAATATGTTATATCAACCTTATAAAGAATTATATGAAAATGGTGTAGTATTATATAAATTAGAAAATAGCGATGATTTTATTGAAAAAGTAAATAAAGATAAAAAAAGAAAAATAGCGATGTTTGATTGTTGTTTTCATGAAGAAATTGGTATTTTTAATGTTTTTACTAAAAAAGAATGTTATAAAAAAATAAAATAATAAAAATAATATTTTATATATTATATGAAAAAAAAAAATAATAACAAAAAAAAAATCTCACCAGTCAAGCCAGAAAAACCTACAAGCCGTAGAAGTAATGAAAAAGATAAAATAAAAGGAATGGCTCCAATAGAAGGCAAAATAGGTAATAAACTAATTAATGATAAAAAATATCGTGGTAATTTATTTAGTGGCCTCATGAAAGGCATTACATTTGGTTTATACAAACCTTAATTATTTTATAAAATTTTTTTTTATTTTTAATATTATAATGAGAGAAACAATTAATAATTCTATAAATTATATTTTAGATAATGTAATTTATCCTATTTATGATTTTTTTGCTTATAGAAAATATTTTTATTAAAATCCCACAAAAACCACATTACTTTTGCCGAGAATTATAATTCTGGCATAAATATATATTTCTTTTTTTTTTTTAGAGAAAAATAAAAAAAAGTCCGCGCGTTAGTTATATTTATTTATTATATATAAGTAAATTTCTTAATATAAAAACACCACAAAAACCACATTCTTTTTACCCCTTTTTTTTATTTTCATTTTAAAGTTTCAACAAAAAAAGTAAAAAAAAAATAAAATATATATTTTTGCCAGAATTATGGTTGGGCTGAAAAGCCGTGTGGTTTTAGTGGTTTTTAGATTTTATGGTCTATAACCCTAAACCTTTTAGAATTTGTAAATGTGTATATTCTTTTAATTCTGGTAGTGGTTTCTTTTCTTTCTTTTCTTTTTCTATTGGGCCTGTTTCTTCTTTTACTGATTGTGATTGTTTTTCTGTTGGTGTATCATTATGATTAGTAGGAATATCAATAGGAACAGAAGCGGCCACAACTGGTTTCTTATTTCTTCTTCTTCTACTAATAACTATTTCTTGCTCACTATCACTACTATCATCTTCTACTATGATACGAGGTTTCTTTTTTTTTCTTGTTTTTTTTACAACTTGAACTTCTGCTTCTTCATCTGATTCTACTTCTTCTATTTGTTTTTTTACTTTTCTTACTTGTGTCTTTTTTTTAGTTATTTCTTTTTGTATAAATGCTTCTTTATCATTTAATATTTCATCATTAACATTTACAGTTTTATCTTTAACTGGTTCTCCTATTTCTTCTTTTGCCTTTCTCCTTGCCTCATATCTTATTTTATTAGCCGCTTGTAATTTATCAAAATTTTTTTTTTGAGCCTCACTTAATTTTCTTTTTGGTTTAGGTGCCTCCATGGTTTCATTTGTTTCTTCTGGCACAACTGGCACTTCTTCAACAATATTTTCGGTATTCTCCGCCTTTTTCTTCGGTGGCATTTTAATTATATATTAGAAAATAATTTTCAAAAAAAAATATTTTAATTAAATATAAATGTCGTCATCAACAAGAAGTTTAAATGGTCTATCAGGCAACACCACTACTAATGTATATGTAAATACTATTGATGTTTTTGAAGGCACCTTACCAGTAGTAGTAGCACAAACAAGTGCTAATCAACCAGTTAATATATCATTAAAAGGTATATCTTCTTTTGGTGGAGCAAATAAAATATTGAAAATAAATAGTTCTAATAATGCTTTAATTTGGGCGGACGACACAACAGAAAGTATAACAGTATCATTACCATTAGAAAGGAATGGTGATGTTATATCATTAAAAGGTCTTTCTTCTATGGGAACTGCTGGTAAAATTATAAAAGTAAATAGTGGAGGCACTGCTTTGGAATATGCTGACGAAGACGGAAGTAATTGGACGAGGACACAAGGAGGTCTGGGCACAGTTGGTTATATACAACCAGCGGTAAGCACTGATAGAGTATCAATACCGCCTAATAGTGATATAGTATTTGATAATAGCCCAGTAGATACAGATGGATTTGTATTAGCCCACGATACAACAAATAATGCCTTTACTATAAAAGAAAAAGATGGGACATTATTATTGAAACTTAATGCTAATAATATGAATGTGGAATGGGGCACACAAGGTTTTATGGACTTTAAGGGCAAAGCATTACATGGAAGTAATGCGGAATATCCATTAGGCCAAAACATAGGAGTTGGCACAATAGGCTTAATATTTATTGCTACTGCTTATATTAAATTAATTACTACGAATGAAATATTATTCAATAATTATAATGCTTCACCTTTTAGTATTCAATCTTCTATTAGATTAAATGATAGTGGTGAATTATATAACACACAAGGTAAATGGAAAGGTGATACTTTTTATGTAGATACAAATGTAGATATGTTAAATAATAGTTCTATAATGTTTAGAGAGACAACTGCTAATGGTAATCATAGAATAAATCTAATAGGGCAATCTTCATTAAGTGGCGATTTTACTATTACTCTACCAGCAACAAATGGGACAGTTGCTTTAACAAGTGATATACCATCTGATTTTATACAAAGTGTTAGTTCTCCATTAGCAGTAAGTAGTAATAATTTAACATTAGGAACTGTCCCATATAATAAAGGTGGCACGGGGCTTACGAGTTATACGGAAGGAGATTTATTATATGCTTCTGCTGATAATGTATTAGCAAAATTGCCACATGGATCTGGTGGTGATATATTAAGAATGAATGGCACTGGCACATTGCCAGAGTGGAGAACTATGTATGGGGCTACAAGTCCAATAGTTTTAACTGGTGGCACTACATTTGAATTAACAACTGTGCCAGTAAATAAGGGTGGCACGGGTTTTACGGGTTGTAATGCGGGAGATATGATTTATTCTCTCGTTGCTAATACTTTAACAAAATTAAATATAGGTTCAACTGGGCAAGTATTAAAAGTTTCTGGTGGCTTACCAGTATGGAGTAATGAAAATGATACTACTTATACAGCACAAACACCATTAACATTAGTAGGCACAGAGTTTCAATTAGGTTTAGTCCCTACTAATAAAGGTGGCACGGGGATTTCGGCATATACGGCAGGTGATATTTTATATACTCCAAGTGTAGGTTCTAATGATTTAGAAAAATTACCAATTGGTTCAACTGGGCAAGTATTAAAAGTTTCTGGTGGCTTACCAGTTTGGGGAACTGATACAGATACAGTTTATACTGTGAATACTCCAATCACATTAACAAATAGCACTGAAATAGGATTAACAACAGTCCCATATAATTTAGGAGGAACTGGATTAACAAGTTATACAGAAGGAGATTTACTTTATGCTTCTGCTGATAATGTATTAGCAAAATTACCACACGGAAACTCTGGTGATATTTTGCGTATGAATGGAACTGGAACATTACCAGAATGGAGGACTATGTATGGAGCAACCAGTCCAATTGTTTTAACTGGTGGATTAACCTTTGAATTAAACACAGTCCCAGTAAGTAAAGGTGGAACAGGTTTTACTGGTTGTAATGCGGGAGATATGATTTATTCTCTTGTTGCTAATACTTTAACAAAATTAAATATTGGTTCAACAGGCCAGGTTTTAAAAGTTTCTGGTGGATTACCAGTATGGAGCAATGAAACGGATACAACTTATACTGGAACTGGAAATATTGATATAACTGGAACAACAATTAGTTTAACTGGAACAATACCACAAAGCAACGGTGGAACTGGTTTTAATACATACACAGTTGGAGATATTTTATATTGTGATACTACTAATACATTATCTAAATTACCAATAGGAACAACAGGTCAAGTATTAAAAGTAGATAGTGGAAAACCAAGTTGGGGTGCTTTATCTGGTGCTACACCATTCACTACAAGTGGTAATTTACTTTATCCAACAGATACTAATTTAAGATTATTAGTAGGTGCTACGGCAAATTCTAATGATTATAAATTAAGAGTAAATGGGGACGCTTACATTAACGGCCCGACTTATATAGAACAAAGCACACACTTCGGTATAAGATTAATAAGAAGTGGATTTAATGGTATATGTTGGTATGCGAGTGAAGCAGACGCACAAGGCGATACAAATAGAAAAGCATATATTCAAGCGGATACAGGTAGTAATGGAAAAATGTTTTTTAATTGTTTAAGTCAGCAATTTATTTTTGGGACGAGTTCCAGCATTGGGAGAATAGGTGTTAATAAATCAAATCCGCAATTTCCTTTGGACGTAGACCACACCCTAAACGATACTTCTGCTTCAGTAAATTACAGATATATAACAACTCTTTCTGCTGGTGGCCCAGTTCAAGTATATAATACAACGGCGAAGTTTGACGGACGCATTTGGATTACAGACGTAATCTATAATAGTAGTGATAGAAGAATTAAAGAAAATATTAATGAACTTAATAGTAGTAAATCATTAGAAATAATAGATAAATTAAAGGTTTGTGAATACACTATGAAAGATATAAAAAGAAATGGTAATGCTAAACATTTAGGGTTTATAGCACAAGAAGTAGAAGCAGAATATCCACTCGCCGTAAATGATAGTAATGAATATATACCAGATATTTATAAAAATGTGGATTGTGTTTATACCAAAGTAGGTGAAGAATACAAAGTTAAAATAAGTGAATTAGGTGAAGTTTCTGGTGTAGAATATAGTTTTTATGTATGGGTAGGTGAAGAAGATAGAAATGAAATATCGTTAGAATTAGTTGGTAATGAAGATAATACATTTACATTTGAAAAAGAATATGAAAATGTATTTTGTTATGGTAAAAAAGTAAGTGATTTTAAAACATTAGAAAAAGAAACTTTATATGATTTAAATGTATCTGCTACACAAGAATTACATAATAAAATAAAAACATTAGAAACAGAATTAACAACATATAAATCTATTGTTGATAAATTAATTAATTCTAAAAGTTTTGCTGAATTTAAAAAGAGTTTATAATTTAAAAATAAAATATTATATATAATTATATGCCTCGTGTTAAAAGCGAAAAACCTACCGAAGCAACCGAAGAACAAATTGAAAACTCTGTTGAAGTAAATGAAGTAGAACCAACCAAAGAAGAAGAACCAGTAGAGAAACCAAAACGTCCAAAGAGGGAAAAATCACCAGCACAAATAGCAGCTTGGAATAAATTACAAGAAATAAATAAAAAAAAATTTGAAGAAAGAAAGGCAGCAAAAGAACGAGGTGAAGTAGTAGTTCCACACGGTAGAAATATAGATAAACAGTCTAAACAAGTATTAGAAAAATTAGATAAACAAGAAAAAGAACCAAAACAAGAAGTAGTAGAAGAAGAAGAAATAGAATATGTAAAAGCTCCACCTAAAAAAGTAGTAAAAAAAAAGAAAAGAAGAATTGTTGTAGAGCAAGATAGTAGTAGTAGCGACGAGGAAATTGTAATATCAAGAAGAAGAAAAAGTAAAACTAAAAAAGAAATTAAAATTCCAACTCCTACTCTACCTATACCTATTCCACAAGAAACTCCAAAAGAAATGCCGATAGAAAAAGAAAAACCTATTTCTTCAAAACCTCCACAAGAAGAAAAAAAATATACTCCCCAAGAAATATTAAGAGGATTAGGTCTTTAAAAATTTAAAGTTTTTGTATCTCTATCTTTTATTTTTTTTTCATTTAAATCTTCTAATTCATTTTTAAAATTTTGTTTATCAATAATTTCTTGTTTCTGTTTAGCAGACTTTCTCATTTTATCTAATTCTTCTTCTGTAAAAGGACACCCCAACTTTTCTCTTGCGACCCATTCTAAAATAAAGTCTGGATAAGCAAAATTTTTTTGAGAAAATAAATAATCTTTAACTTGTTTAATTTTTTGGTGTTGTGTTAAAGCAGAATTATTTTTAATATCTTCTATTTCGTCAATTGTATTATCAGCACATAAATCTAAATCTATACAATCCATTATATATATACAATATTTTTTTTTTATATTTTAAACTTTATTTATAATCTTAAAATATGCTGAACCAAATATGGGATAAAATGGGTGTTCCTTCTCAATCCTCTTTAAATTTAATTTTTTTGGTTTGTGTTTCTTTTCCAACTTATTCTCTTCCTCTTCTGCGGGTTTTGGTATGTATGACTTCTCCCACGCAAACATTAATTATACTATATACTATATATTTTTATTTTTTATGAAAAATTCAGTTGCTCTAATAATTGGTCGTATGATAGTTGGTCTATTTCTTGTTCTACTAAATTTAATTCTTGTTGTGCTTCTTGTGGAGATAAATTCATAGTATCATTAACATTAAAATCAAAAGTAAGTTTTTGTTCTATATCTAATAATCTATCTATTTCCATAATGTTTTTACTCCAAAAATCAAGATTGTATATATCTTTTTTAAATGTATTTACAAATTTATCTCTATAATCTTTATTATCGTCTGTCAATCCTTCTAACATAAATTCTTCTTGTTGTAATGCTTCTACAAAAATATCATTTCTTTTTTTTTTTAAATCTTGTATAGCTTCTTTTCTCATAGTTTCTATACCACCACCAGTATTTAAAGTAGTTAATAAATCGTCTAATTCTCTTTCTATTCCTAATGATTTTTGTTTATATTGTTCTGCTACATTATCTAAATTATAATCACTATCACTGAAAGCAAAACTCATATCACTTGAAGCAGAAGAAATAAATTCGTCTGGGATATTATCTTCTGTTGTATCACTAAAAGGGAGATACTCACCAGCTTCTTTAACTGGTCCTAATTTAATTTCTTCAATTTCGTCATATTGAAATTGTTGTGGTGGATTTTCTTTTAAAAATTTTTTCATAATTACATTTTGTTTATCGTCGTCTGCTCTTGTATCTGCTATAAATGTGTCAAATTGGTCTAACTTACCTTCTTGAAAAGCTCTATATCTTGCTCTACCTTCTCTTGCTGATTGTTTTAAATTATCATTTTTTAATATTTGTTGTTTTGTTGGTCTTGCTAATCCAGCATAATATAATCTTTCGTCTAATCGTTCTCCAATATTTAAATTACCGTAATCTTGTGCTAAATTAGATTGTCTAATTTTATCTGCTGGATTTTGTAATAAAGAAGCAGTCATAGTAGTTAATAATTTATCAATGGCGGCTACTGGTTTAGTAGTATAATCTTTAATTCCTTTTGGTTGTCTATTACCCCATTTTACTTTTCCTCTTTTTCTTTTTTTACCTTTTTTTTAGTGCTGGGTATTTTTCCCGATTGTAAATAAGAATACAAATCCATATATATAATAATAATATTTTATTTTTATTCATTATCATTTTCTTCTTTATTATCATTTTCTTTTTTAACATTTGGAAGTTCATAATAAACTTTTTCTTTTTTTAAAAAAGTATTTTTTAAATTATTTTTTTTTTGTTGTTTTAATTCTTTTTTTAATTTATCTATTTGAGATAAAACTTTTTTAGGCATAGTATTATTATTATACAATAAAAAAATATTATATTAAATTATATGAATACAAAAGATAGTATTGTTAGTTTATTAAAACAAATAGAAGAAGCAAAACAACAAGCAGACCAATCAAGAATAGAGGATTTAGTAAATAAACAATATTTAGAACAGAATGCTTTAAGAATGACGAGTTTAAACGAAATGAGAACAAGAACTCGTGATAGATTAAAAGAAAAAGAAAAAGGTAAAGGTGGTATAGTATCTGGTAATACGGATAATGATAAATTAACTCCTAAACCAAGTTATAATGAACCAGCAAAACCTAAACCACCACCACCTACACCAATATATAAAGTTGCTAAAAATTGGAGTGATTATGATAAATTACAAAATGAAGAAGCTTATAATGCTCGTAAAGCAGGTAGGAAACCAAATTATTCTTTAATTAAAAGACCTGGTTTTGTTCCACCAATTTCAAAAGATTATAAAGTATCTTATGCTGGGACAATTCCAAATGTTTTAAAAAATCCAGACTACGACGAATTTTATGCTGGGAGAAAATTAGATACAGAAGAAGAATATGAAAAAAATAAAAATATACTTTATCAAGGTAAATTTAAATCTTACGCAGAATATAAAAGTGTTTATGAAAATAAATCTAAACCATTTGTTTATAATCCAGTTTATAATAAAGCATATTTATTAAATAATCCAATTATGAAAAGTAAAATAGAAACAATTAGTCCATTAGGTAAATTAAAAAGTTCTATAAAAAAAATAAATAATTTTCCAGTTGGTATAGAAGATAAATCATTATCAAATGTTCCAGGTTGGACTATGTAATTAAAAGAATTTATGAATTCCATAAGCTAATAAACCTACACCAGCACCAACGGCAGCACCAACGGCAGCACCACCCGGTCCTAATGAAGCACCTAATTCTGTTCCAAATAAAGCGTCAGCACCAATAGCAGCAGCACCACCAGCTAAATATGTTCCTACCCCAGCTTCCGCTCCTTTAACAATATCTTTTCCTACTTTTGTTTTACTTATTTCACTAACAGCAGCAGAACCCAACCCTAACCCTAATCCTATTGCTGCTCCCGCTGCGGCTCCTTCTGGTCCCAGATAAGCTCCATATTCAGTTCCTAATAAAGCGTCGGCAGCAACAGCAGCACCAGTTCCACCTAAATATGCTGCTAAACCACCAGCAGTTCCACCTACGGCGTCCCCAGTATCTTCTTGAACTGATTTAGACGCACCAGCCATTTTTGCTAATGCTTGACCTCCTTTTGCTCCATAATCGGCAGCAACATATCCAGCTGCTCCCGCTACTGCTGCTGGCCCTAATCCTTCTTCTGCTAATCCTAATGCTGAACTTGCCCCAGCAGTTAAAAAACCACTTGTAGCCCCAGAAACAATATCTCTATCTACTCCTTGAATTTTACCTTGTCCTTTATCATTGGGGTCAAAAAAATTTAATGTTTGGTCTGTTAAATAACCAATTCCAGCACCAATACCCATATGAGTAGCACTTAATCCTCTCATATGTTCGTTTAATCCAGCGGCTTCGTGTGCGTCCATAGCATTTTGTATATCTTCATTATGTCCTTCTATTTCACTACCTATATTTTCTATTTCTGTTTGTCTTTCATTTGGACTTTGATTAATAGAACTTTCTAATTCACTATCACTTTCACTGAAATTTAAATCTGGTTTATTAAAAGCTCTTTTATTTCCAGCTTTATTACCAATACCACTTTCGTCATATGCGTCAAAAGCTTTTTGTAATCTATCTTGTGGATTAGTTTGTTGTTCTATGGGATAATCTTGGTCTAATTTTTTTTGATTTTCAGTTTTTAAAGAAACAAAATTTCCATTTTCAAAATAACCAGTATTAGAAGGCATATCGTCTATAACAGCTTGTCTATCTGCTCTTAATTTATTTCTTAAATTTTCTTGTGCTTGATTTCTTTGATTAGCAGTTTTAGGAATACCACTTGCGTCAGCAATAACATTTGCTTCTTCGTCTGTAAATTCACCACCTAACGCTCTCCAATTTCTAATCATTTCACTTGTAGGAGAATGTCTTGAACCATTTATTAATGGTTTTCCGTCAGCACCTAATATAACGTCATTACCGTCAATACCACGCTGTCTTAATGCTGAACCTCTACTATCTTTTTGTAAGTCGGCTACTGCTTCGCTGAATGTAGCACCTTGTTCTTTTAATGTTGCTGTTCTATGTTGTAATCCTTTTTTTGCTAATAATGTTTGTTTTTCGTGTTGAGCTTTTATGGCTTTTTGTAAAGCATTATCGTCAGTTCCAGTAATTCTACCTTTATTTGAAGTAAAATTATTTAATCTATGTCCGTCATATGTTTCTTTGATAGGAATTAAATGTTCGTTCTCTGCTATTGGTCTTAATGATTTTACATTCCAATTTGCTAAATTTCTATCTTTACTGACTATTAATCCAGTAGAAGCAAAATCGGTAGTTGTTCTAATAATATTATGTGCTGCTTCTGTTGTATTTACACCACGAGCTAATCGTGGGCCGATAAATGGATTAAATGTTGTGCTTTCAATTCCGTATTTTTGTCCCATAGATAAAGCTTTTGTTCCTCCTAATGAATATCCAGTTAAACTCTCTACATTTTCTCTACCATATTTTTCAAAGGCAGATTTGATTTGGTCGTCTGCTCTTTTAAATTGTGGTGTATCTCTATCAGCACCAACAGCAATAGAAGCGTCTGTGCTAATATCTTCTAAACTTGGTTTCCCCGATAGTTGTGTTCCTCTATAAGCAATTTCAACTTTACCATTTGGTTTTTTAATAACAAGACTATCTGGTGTAGATAATTCTGTATCTATAACACCATTATCTTCCATAGATAAACTATCTAAATGTGCTTGTGCTGTTTCAAAATTATCGTCGTGTAAATATCCTAATTTAGAAGCTTCAACTCTATTAGCTTTAATAATTTCTTCTTGTGATAATGATTGGGTATTTGGTTTCCCAGCTTTGGATAATAAAAATCCAGTATATAATGCTTGTCTTTGTTTATCATTAAGTTTTCCTTGACCTTCTAATATACCCGCCATTTCTTCTATTTTGTCTGTATCAATACCTCGTTCTTTCATTTCTTTTTTAAAGTTCTCACTCATTTCATTTGTTTTTTTACCAATTTGTTTAGTAATTTCTTTTTTAACATTTTGTTTTAATTCTTTATCTAAATCTTGTGCCGATTGAAAGCGTTTAATATATTCTTCATAAGGTAATCGTTCTTGATAGTTGTTTCTACTAATCATATATTTATAATAAATATTTTTTTATTGTATTATAATATATATAATGCCGTATAAAACAATAAAAGTAAATGGAGGATATAAAAATAAAAATACTACTACTAATAAAGTATATTCAAAAAAAGCAATGACTAAAAGTAATGTAGAAAAACAAATGAAAATATTAAAAAGATTTGAAAAAAAAAAAACTAAACCAATTAATAAGAAGAAATAATTATTGTAATTTTTCTATTTCCTTTTTTACAATTGTTAATTCGTATGTGAAGTCGCCGTCTGCGTTAATACCATTACTTATTCTCTTATTTAACAAATCTATTCTTTTTTGAGTAAAATGGAGTTCTTCTATTGCTGCTTCTAATTCAAATTTCCAATTATTCGTATCTACATAATTACAATATTTTTTACATTGTAATTCAGTTTGTTTATTCCATAGTTTCATAAGATTACTAATCTCGTCCATAGAAGTAAGTTCTACAACTGGTTCTTCTATGATTGGTTCAATTGGGTCTTCTACAACTGGTTCTTTTAATTTTTCTAAATCATTAGTTTCTTGTTGTTTTACTTTTTTACATTTATTAAGTGTATCTATCATAGTTTTATAACTATCCATAATAACTTTTAATTCATTTGATTTTTTATCAATCCATTTTTTAGATTTAGAAAAATGTGGTTCAATAGATTTTAT